TTTCTCACTAAAACCTGGCTATATGAATGCCGGGGGAGTGAATAAAGATGGCCGGCCCCTAGTCCACACCCTACCTTCTGGCAACATTGCTGCGGGTAAGGAAATGATGGACGAAGAAAGGGACATCATTAAGGATAATTTCCTTGTCACTTTATTTCAGATTTTAGTTGATTCGCCAGCCATGACGGCCACGGAAGTCCTTGAAAGAACTAGGGAAAAAGGGATCTTACTAGCTCCCACCTTTGGCCGGCAGGAGTCGGAACGCCTTGGTCCACAGATCGAGCGCGAGATAGATATCTTGTCTCAGCAAGGTTTGCTGCCGCCGATGCCTGGAATAGTGGCAGAGTCCGGCGCACAATTTAAAGTTGAGTATGACTCCCCGCTTTCCCGAGCCCAGAGAGCCGAAGAGGCTGCAGGACTGATGAGAACCATAGAGTCAGCTTTAAGCGTGACTCATGCCACCGGGAACGCGCAGCCGCTTGACCATTTTAATTGGGATACTATTATACCGGAATTGTCGGATATCAATGCTGTGCCTATCCGCTGGCGCAATAGCATGGATCAAATCCAAGGAATACGCGAGGGCCGAGCCCAAGCCGAACAGCAACAGCAAATGATACAGGCCGCGCCGAGCGTGGCAGCTTTACAGAAGTCATCTAAATAAATTGCTGTGAGGGCGAATGATTAAAGATGTTGTTGAGAAGGCGAAGATTATTCTTACGAGTAAGAAAGCCGCATATGAACGCACCTTCGATATAAATAATATGGATGTCCAGATAGTCTTAGAAGACCTGGCCCAGTTCTGCAGATCCAATGAAAGTACCTTCCACGAGGACCCGAGAGCCCATGCGCTCCTAGAGGGTCGCCGCGAAGTATGGCTTAGAATCCAAAAACATTTACAACTAACACCCGATGAACTTTGGGAAATAAACAGGAGAAAGTAATATGGAAACGGCACCCGTAGCAGCCCCGGCAGCGGCAGCAGCCCCGGCAGCGGCAGTAGAAACACCGGCAGCCCCAGCAGTCACACCTTCGGCGGCGGCAGCGCTATCGACCCCTGCAGTGGCCGCACCCCCAGTTGAGGCCCCAGTTGCGGCGCCGAAGGCCACGCCTTCTGTGAGCCCGCATTCAACAGAGACACCAAAGAGCACCTGGACGGAAGGACTCCCCGCAGATTTACAAGAATATGTTTCAGGCAAAGGCTTCCAAGATACGAAAGCGGTTCTTGAAAGTTATAGGAATCTCGAGAAGTTACGCGGCGTACCTCAAGAAAGACTTTTAAAATTACCGGAAAGCCCGGAGGCCGAAGGTTGGAACGATGTCTTTATGAAGCTCGGCAAGCCGGCGACATCAGAAGGTTATGGATTAGAAGTAGCGGAAGGCGGCGACCCAGCATTTACGAATTGGGCGAAAGATAATTTTCTTGAATTGAATCTCACAAAAGAACAAGGCACCGGACTTATTGAAAAGTTCAAAGCCTTCACGGCAGACGTAGAAGCCCGAGAGCAAGAAGCCTACAAACTAGAGTTGCAGGAGCAGACTCAGACTCTTAAGAGAGAATGGGGCGGCGCGTATGAACAGAATATAGCCAGAGCCCAGTCGGCCTACAGGCAGTTCGGTTTGAATGACAAAGCCCTATCCTCTCTAGAGAAAGCCGTTGGCTTTGATGGGGTAATGAAGTTCATGTTGGATCTAGGCAGCCGAGTTGGCGAGCATGGGTATGTTGGAAGCACTGGGTCAGACGGATTCGGCGACACCATTCTTACCCCGGTTCAGGCTAAGGAAAAGATCAAAGCACTTAAGGCCGACCCCGACTTTCGAGTTAGGTACTTGAAGGGCGAGACTAAAGCCAAGGCTGAGTTAAGCAGACTTCATCAAATGGCGTCAGCTTCCGATTGACACTTTAAGTTTTAAGTATAAACCTTAAGAGGATCTGTTGATAACCCGCGGAGAAATCCGTGGGCCAAATTGACGGCTGGATAAAGACAGCAACTTGACTCGGAGTTATCGAGCATGAAGCTGGCCCTGCACTGCGGACAAGCCCTTCGAAAAAGTAAGTAGTTTGACAATAACTTTTTTCAGGGGGATTCAGACAATGTCTGTTAATATTCCAAATCACTATGCACAGCAGTTCGCTACGAACATTGAAATGCTGTTGCAACAGAGGGATTCCCGTTTACGAGGCCGCGTTATGCAGGGCTCGTATATTGGGGAGCAAGCGTCGCCTGTCGATCAGATAGACGCCATAGAAATGCAGGAAGTGACTGGCCGTTTTGAAGCCATGGGTCGCGTGGATGCAGATACCGACAGACGTTGGGTCTTGCCACTAGATTTCGATCTTCCGCAGTTGATTGATAGTTTTGATAAGCTTCGTCTTATCACAGACCCTCAGTCGATCTATGTAACCAACGCCGCGAGTGCAGCTATGAGAAAGATGGATGATACAATCATCGACGCTTTTTTCGGCACCTCGAAAACCGGCAAATCAGGTTCTGCAAGTACCACGTTCCCGTCAGCCCAACAGGTTGCAGTGAATCAAGGTGCGAGTGGTAACACTGGCTTGACCGTGGCAAAACTTCGTGAAGCTCGTCGCTTACTTCGTGCAGCGGAAGTCGATCTTGACCAGGAGCCAATCACAGCCGTGATTTCTTCTATTCAAGAAGATAACCTGCTTGCAGAGGCTCAAGTTATTAGCTTGGATTTCAATGACCGCCCGGTTCTTGTGGATGGAAAATTGAAGTCGTTTTTAGGAATTGAATTCGTTCACTCTGAGCGTCTTAATGTTGATGGAAATAGCTACCGCAGAGTACCTGTGTTCGCTAAATCTGGAATGCACTTAGGCATTTGGAATGACATTACCACTGACATTTCGCAAAGAAAAGACCTCAAGGGATTGCCTTGGCAGACATATGTATATATGACTGTTGGTGCTACGCGCATCGAGGAAAAGAAAGTTGCCGAAATTAAGTGTGCGGAATAAGGGGGATTAGATGGCTACAGTATCAGTTTATTCGACTGCAATTACTAATCGCAACGCTACTCCGAGAGTCTTAAACAACGCTCGAATTTCCAAGGGGGCTATGCAATTAGTAGCCGGAACCGTGGAAGCAAGTGCTGCCGATGACATTGGATCAAAGTATTTCTTTTGCACGCTGCCTTCAAACGCTCGTGTTGCTCAAGTGCTTTTATCTTGTGACGACGTTGGCTCTACGGGCTTAGTTGACATCGGTATTTATCAGACGACAGCCAACGGCGCTGCCGTTGTGGATGCTGATTTCTTCGCGAGTGCTCAAGCTTTAACGACTGCTTTAGGTCAGACGGATATCACATTCGAAACCGCAGGGGCTAACGCTTCTTACGGCGTAGACGATATCGAGAAACCTTTGTGGGAAGCTCTAGGTCTTACAGTTGATTCAAAAATCGACTATGACGTAGTGGCGACAGCCACAGAAGCGGTAGAACTTGCGGGGACAATATCCTTACAAGTTTCATACGCAATCTAAATTTATTGAGGGCGGGATAAAACCCGCCTTCAAAATTTTATAGGAGAGCCCAATGGCTACAAGAATTTATGGAATGTCTGTAGGTGTAGGTGAGTTTGCGGTAACTGAGGGCGTTGGTTCTGCAGTAGCAGCCGACACTGTTGAAGTTACGGTCGAACTCGCCACTACCGGAGTAAACGCTGGCGGCTCCACTAGAGCTATCAGTAAAGAAGAGGTTCTAGATGCGTTAGAGAAAATTAAGAATCACATTATAAAAGGCAATTGGCTGCCAGCTTAAGGAGTGAGACATGGCTTCAAGTGAAGCAATCGTTTTATTAGAAAATGCAGGCACCGGGAACGGCGAGGATGTGCGCATTCAAGGTGGACACTATTCGTATGTAGGTGAGTCTACTTTTGGCGGGGGAGCGGTTAAGCTTCAAATAAAACTGCCACAAAATACGTATGCCGACGTAGCGTCTGTGACTTTGTCTGCAGCCGGCATCGTAAATACTTTCTTACCGCCGGGGACTTATAGAGCCGTGGCCACAACTGCGACTGCGAATTACTATCGACTTGTTAGAATTCCGTACTAGGGGGTTGAATGGCATCAGACGTAGGCATAGCGAATAGGGGATTGCAGCACTTAGGTGCCTCGACAATCGTAAACTTGACTGATGATTCAGTCACGGCCCGCGCTATGAATCTTGCTTTTGAGCCTGTGAAACTTGCAGAATTAAGGAAGCATCCTTGGTCTTTTGCAATTAAAAGAGCTTCCCTTGCGGCCAGCGCGACTGCGCCACTATTTACCAGAACCAAAAGCTTCCCACTCCCCACGGATTACGTGAGGATTTTAGCGCCAGATCCGGAAGTTAATTACAATGACTTAGATTGGCAGATCGAAGGGCGAAACATTATCACCAATGACAGCGCACCTTTGAAACTTCGTTATGTTTATAATGTAACGGACCCGAATGAAATGGATGTTTTATTCAGAGAGGGGCTATCCCTAAGACTCGCTATTGAAGTCTGCGAGCAGTTGACCCAATCAAATACTAAAAAAGAAGCTTTGTTCGCAATGTACAAAGACCTTATCGCGGAAGCGAAAAGAACCAATGCTATCGAAAGAGTAGCGAGTAGGCCGCCAGAGGATATCTGGGTCACAGCAAGGAGCTAGATGGCAAAAGTAGCGCCGATCCAGACAAGTTTTTCGTCAGGCGAATTTAGCCCACTGTCCAGGGGGCAGGTCAATCTTGATAGGTATGGCGCCGCACTCGAGACTTGTTTAAATTATTTACCGACATTACAGGGCGGGCTCCAAAGAAGATCCGGCACCTATTACGTGGCCGAGGTAGAAACTTCGGCAGAGACTTCCAGACTTATCCCTTTTGAATTTTCCACTACACAAGCTTATATCTTAGAATTCGGCAACGCGTATATACGGTTTTATCGAAACAATGGG